CACGGCTTCTCCGAAGGTATCCCCGTATTCGGTGACAGCGTTATGAGAACAACGGATAAGCTGAGGATCAAGCAAATGGCAAATACAATGGGCGTGTCCTTCTCCGCCTTCCTCATTCGGCTGCGGGAGCTGGACTGCCTGTGTTACCGCCCGCTGGCGGAGTACATCACGGAGGAAATGGGACTGGGACAGGACGGTGGCGCAGGATGAGAAAAGCAAGCGCTCCCCGTAAGCTCTCGCCGGATGTGTCACGCAGGCTGTCCGATTCCCGCAGGGAATCCGCCGCGCTGACACTACGGGAGATCCACTGCCCCTTTTGCAGCTTTCTGGTAGAGAAGGTGTTCTCCGACGCAGCGGGACACAAAATGGTCTACTGCCGAAAATGCAAGTCGGAGTATCCCATCAATCTGGGCTGCTTCCGCAGGATGAAGGCGAAACGGGCCGTCTGCCGCCTGCTTTCAGGAAAACCGAGGCAGAAAAGATAAACTGAATACAAAAACCGACTTTTAATCGAGCAAGCGGAGAGAATCAGATTCGTTCTGAGGAGACTGCCAAGCGCCGTACAAAGTCAGACTGAACCATCAAATGGGTTCGGTCTGCTTTGACGGCGCTTTTTTGCTGCCCGATTTCTTTGTACGGCGTTGAAAGTCCTTTCCCGGCTTGGCTCGGGAAGGGACTTTTTCCATGAAACGCCGCTTTGAACAATACATCTGCCGCTACCCGTGAGCTCCGAATTTTTGATTTCACCCAAATTCAAAAATTCAAAGGAGATCACGGCATGAAAACATTAAAGGAGTTCGATTACGACCTTTGGGCAATCGAGGAAAACGGAAGAAAGAGATATTTCGCCAGAATCAAGGCCACCGGCGAGGAAACGGAGGTCAGCCTTGAGGTGATGCGGCTGCTGCTCCGTCAGGAAAAGCAGATGCGCCGGGAGGACGCAAAACAGCAGACCCTCGGGCCGGTTCTGAGCCTTGACGCCATCCGCGACGGCGGAAGCATGGACGAGTCCGCATGGCTGCTGGATACGCGGCAGCACATCGACTCCGAGGTGCTCACGGCAGAACTCACAGACGCATTCTGCAAAATGCTGACGGACAGCCAGCGTTCGATCTTTACGGAATGCCTCATTGAGGGGAAAAGCCAGACTGCGTATGCTGCGGAGCACGGCATCAGCGTCCCTATGGTCAACAAGCAGATTCGCGCCATCCGGGGAAAGGCAAAAATATATTTTTCCTGATGGTTAAAATTCCTCAAAAAAATGTCCATTGAAAGGTGAGAGGACAAATCTCACCGCAAGGGATACGGAGATTCAGTTTTCTCAGAGCCGCAAGGCTCAGCGAACCTTGAAAACTGAATATCCAGGCATCAGGCACATTCCCAACGCTATGGGCTGAACCCCTGAGCCGCTTTCGTGAGTGCGCCACGACCTCAGAAATGAGCGAGCGATACAACTTACACGATAAAAGCCGGGCTGCTCCCGGTGGAGGCGACGACAGGTGTTGGGGACAATGATACTTCCGTAATTCGCGGCCCGGCCACAAGGAAGGCGGGGAGGTTCGATTCCTATGGAGCGGTGCAGCACACCGCCGCCTGATGCTCTCCCTGCTCTCGGGGCGTCGAGGACAAATAGAGAGCGTACATACCCGAAAAACCAAAATGGCAAAAGACAAGGAGACGCAATATGAACGCACAGGACAGATACAACAACGAGAGATATACGGATATGACCTGCTTTCTCGCTTTGAGGAATATCGAAAGAAAGGAACGGAGAAGCCGCATGAAGGAAAACTGGATTTACCGCAGGGGCGACGTGTACCTTGCCAACCTCGACCCCTACATAGGCTCCGAGCAGGGCGGCACCCGCCCTGTGGTCGTCCTGCAAAACAACACCGGCAACTACTACTGCCCCACGCTGATCGTCGCGCCCATCACGTCCAAGTCCGGCAAGAAGCCGTCCCAGCCCACCCACTACTACGCCGAGCGCATCCGTGGGCTGGAGCTTCCCGGCATGGTGCTGCTGGAGCAGATCAAGACCATCGACAAGCGGCGCGTGAGGAAGTACCTGGGCAGAATGACCCGACAGCAGATGGATGAGATCGGGGAGGCCATCGAAAATGCCCTCGGGCTGTACGTCCCCGAAGAAATGGAGGCTCCGTAATGAATCCCGTACTGACCATAGACCCTGAATTTGAGGCAAAATGCCCGCCGCTGACCGAGGACGAGCTTTCCCAGCTGGAAGAAAACATCTTAGAGGAAGGGCTGGTGCTCATGCCCCTCATTGTCTGGAACGATACGATTGTGGACGGTCACAACCGCTACCGCATCGCGCAGGCGCATCCGGGTATCGAGTTCCGCACCCATGAAAAGCAGTTCAGCAACCGCTACGAAGCCCTTTCCTGGATTTGCAAGAACCAGCTCGGACGGCGAAATCTTACGCCCCAGCAGAAGAAATATCTGATCGGGCAGCGTTACGATGCAGAGAAAAAAACACATGGAGGAGATCGGAAAAGCAATCTGCCAGAATCAAGTGGTCAAAATGACCACTTGATTGCAGCACAGAAAACAAGAGAGCGAATTGCTTCAGAGACAGGAACAAGTGAGAGCTATGTTAAACGAGCGGATCAGTATGCAAAAGGTGTGGACGCCGCTGAAGAAGTGCTTCCGGGCATCAAGAATGACCTGTTGCTCGGAAAGTTTAAGCCCAGAGAAACCGATGTGGCGGCTGTCGCCCGCGCATCTCCGGAGGAGCGCCGGGAAAAAGCGGAGCAGCTCAGGGTGATCCCGGAAAAGAAGCCCAAAGCAGATAAGGAGTCTGCCCGGAGCGGCACAAAGCGCCGGCAAGAGGTTTATGCGACTATCGGCAAAAGCTACGAGGATATGAAGGACTCCAAGCGCGTCACGGAGGATTCGGCACTGGTAAGCCTGCGCTATACGGCGCGGAACATGGTCGAGACATGCGACGTGCTTTTTACGAACTTCCCCGGTCTATTGGAAAAGCCGGACTACAAAGATCAGGTCATTGAAATCATGCAGGAGCCAAAACAATACATTCTCAAATTGGAAGGAGAAACAGACAATGAACAGCATTAAGACACTCTACAAGCTGATGGAGGTCAGCAGCCGGGATTTGGAGATTCCCGATGCGTACCAGCGCAAGCTGAACACCGAGCGTGTGGCAAAGATCGTGGCCGGGTTCAATGAGCGTATCGCCAACGAACCGAAGGTTAGCTTTCGTGACGGTCACTATTATGTGTTTGACGGGCAACATACTATTGTGGCGCGCAAGCACATGAACGGCAACAACGACCTGCCGATCCTCTGTAAGGTGTACTACGGTATGACAGAGGCTGAGGAAGCCCTGCTGTTTGCCATGCAGACAGGCTACTCCGCAGCCCTGACGCCCAGCGCCAGGCTCCGCGCCAATCTTCGCGGAGAGGACAAGGCGTCGGGCGAGTTTTACAAAGCGACCGAGGACGTAGGATTTCATGTGGGCTTTGAGCGGGGCGGCGGCACGGGACGCATCCTCTGCATCAACACCGCCTTTGCGGAGTTCAAGCGCGTCGGCGCAGACGTTTACAAGGAAGCGCTGACCATCCTGCTGGAAGCCTGGGGAGGCGATCCCGATTCCCTGAGAGCAGAAATCATTCAGGGAATCGTCCATTTCGTGGAGCTGTACCACGGCGAGTACGACCGGGAGCGGCTCATTTACAGTCTCCGCGCCTACGAGCCCAAGTTTATTTACGCGGCGGGCAAGGCGGAAAAGGAGCTGCGGGGCGTAAAGCGCTATGTCAACCTGTTCTACCGCATTTACAACGGCAGGCGCAAGCACGAGATTCTTCCCATGAAGTTCTGACCGCCTGCACAGCTTCAATTCAACCATAAGGAGGTAATCCATGCAGGAAAAGCGGACAAAACCCGGCGAAAAAGCAAAACATGATCTGAATGAGAAAACGACCTATCGCTTCGGCAACAGGTCGTTTATTGTTGAACCGGTATTCAAGGAGGAGACGCAGAACACATTGGGCTGCGTTCTTCTGCGCCTGATGAAATCGGAATCTGCGGGGGCATAGTCCCAGGCGGCGGGG